AAGCGCAAGGTAATAGAAGAAAGCCACCATATAGGAGGCTTTCACGGAAGAGCTAACTATTGTTAAGCGCCTGTAATTCTGGATGCAATAATTTTTGCTGCCTCAACCTTTTCCCTTGCTAAGACATCATTGGTGCCTTCAATAAAAGCTTTGAAATTGGCCCTGATATTTTCCTTAGCGCGAGACTTAACCTCATCGGGAAGTTCAGAGAAAATACTCTGAAACATAACTTCATAAGCAAATATTCTACATTGAAGCTCTTCAATTGCTTGGTTTGCTGTTTTCATCAAAATACCTCTTAGGAAATAAAATGGCACTCACCGACAAACAAGACATGTTCTGTCGCGAGTACCTCATTGATTTGAATGCCACGCAAGCGGCTATCAGAGCGGGGTACAGCGATAAGACCGCAAACAGAACCGCATCTGAAAACCTGTCTAAACCTGACATCCAGAACAGAATCGCCGAACTCAAGGCGCAACGCAATGAGCAAGTAAGCATTGATGCTGCTTATGTGCTTCGCCGCCTGGTAGAGATTGACCAGATGGACGTTCTCGACATCCTGCTTGCTAATGGCGAGCTCAAGCCAATTAAAGACTGGCCGAAAACGTGGCGCACGACGCTATCCGGGATGGATGTAACCGAGATGGCAGGAGACGCGGCTGGACTGCTGAAGAAAATCAAATGGCCGGACAAGGTGAAGAACCTTGAGCTGCTTGGCAAGCATATCGACGTCAGCGCATTTAAAGAAAATATCGACCACAAATCATCAGATGGCTCGATGACGCCAAAGCCGACGATAATACAACTAATTCCTGTTGAGCCTAAGCATGAGTGACACCGTTCAGCTTCCGATCCCCGCAAAACTCGGACCGGTATTCACCGCGCCGAACAAACGTTACCGCTGCTCACATGGTGGTCGCGGCAGCGCCAAGACACGCACGTTTGCCCTGATGACAGCTGTTAAGGCGTATCAGTCGATGATGAACGGGGAGAGCGGAGTAATCCTTTGCGCGCGTGAGTTCATGAACTCGCTGGAAGAGTCGAGCATGCAGGAAGTGAAGCAGGCAATATTGTCAGTGCCATGGTTGGCTTCCAACTTCGATATTGGCGAGAAGTACATTCGCACAATTGATAAGAGTGTGAGCTACGTGTTTGCTGGGCTGCGGCATAATCTCGATAGCATCAAGTCTAAAGCGCGGATCCTGCTTTGCTGGGTGGACGAGGCTGAATCAGTAAGCGAAATCGCCTGGCAGAAGCTGAGCCCTACGGTTCGTGAAGAAGGCTCTGAAATCTGGGTGACATGGAACCCTGAGCGCGACGGCAGCGCCACTGATAAGCGATTCCGCAAGGAGGCTGGCGAAGACTGCATTACGGTCGAGATGAACTACACCGACAACCCATGGTTCCCCGGCGTGCTTGAGGGTGAGCGGCAGAACGATGAGCGCCGCCTCGATCCGGCAACATATGCCTGGGTGTGGGAAGGTGCTTATCTCGAAAACTCTGACAAGCAGGTGCTGGCCGGGAAATATCGCATTTCTGAATTCTCAGACAGCTTGTGGAAGGAAGCAGATCGCCTGTTCTTCGGTGCCGACTTTGGTTTCGCTAAAGACCCAAACACGCTTACCCGCTCATTCATTCTGCACAACCGCCTGTACATCGAGTATGAGGCTTATGGCCAGCAGACTGAGTTAGACCACATGCCCGCGCTATACGACAAAATACCCGGTGCGCGCGACTGGCCGATTAAGGCTGACTCAGCAAGACCGGAGACAATAAGTTACCTCAGGCGCCAGGGCTTCAATATCTCTGCTGCTGAAAAATGGCAGGGCAGCGTAGAGGACGGCATAGCCCACCTGCGCGGATTCGACGAGATAATTATTCATCCTCGCTGTAAGAACGTGGCGATAGAGGCCCGCATGTGGTCATACAAAACTGACCGCATTACCGGCGAGGTGCTCCCGAAACTTGCTGACGGATTCGAGCACTGCTGGGATGGCATTCGCTATGGACTTGATGGTCACATCAAGCGCAAATCGCAATCAGTCGGGATGATGATTCCCAAACGCCTTCGATAAACGGATAAAGCATGAGCAAAAACCTACAACTGGCCGTCAACCATGCGTTGAACGACGCCCGGATGGCACGCGTCCGTATGGGTATGCTTTCCCCAACAATGGGCCTCGACACCAAGAGAAGTGCAGCGTGGTGTGAGTACGGATTCAAAGAAGAGCTGACTTTTGATGACCTCTACAAGCTTTATCGGCGTGGAGGCATTGCCCACGGTGCAGTAATCAAGATCATTACGCACTGCTGGAAGACATACCCTGAAATCATTGAGGGTGATAAGCAGGATAAAGCGAAGAAGGTCACAGCCTGGGAACGGTCTAACAAGTCAGTATTCACCAGCCGATTCTGGCGAGTCTTTGCTCAGGCCGATGCCCGACGCCTGGTTGGTCGCTGGTCAGGAATCCTTCTTCACATTCGCGACAACAAAGCCTGGAACCTACCAGTAACCAGGGGGCGTGGCCTGGCGAAGATAACTCCAGTTTGGGCTGGGGCGCTGAAGCCTTACAAGCTTGACGAGAATATCAACTCAGTCACCTACGGTGAGCCCATTATGTGGGAGTACACCGAGAGGCTGACTAATGGTGGTATTCGCCGCGTGCAGATTCACCCTGATCGCGTATTCATCCTTGGCGACTATTCAGAAGATGCCATTGGCTTCCTTGAGCCGTCATATAACGCCTTTGTCAGCCTGGAGAAGGTGGAGGGTGGTTCCGGCGAGTCATTCCTGAAGAACGCGGCTCGTCAGCTTAACGTTAACTTTGAGAAAGAGATTGATTTCAACAATCTTGCCTCTCTTTACGGTGTCAGCGTTGACGAGCTGCAAGATAAGTTCAACGAGGCGGCCAGAGAGGTTAACCGTGGCAATGACGTGATGCTAACTACGCAAGGGGCGAATGTCACACCATTAGTCACTGCTGTAGCTGACCCTTCACCCACGTATGACGTTAACCTACAGACTGCCGCAGCAGGGGTGGATATCCCGGCAAAAGTATTAGTAGGTATGCAGACTGGCGAGCGTGCCAGCTCGGAAGACCAGAAATACATGAATGCCCGGTGTCAGTCTCGCCGTGTTGGCGAACTCTCCTACGACATAGAGGACTTCACTGACAAGCTGATTGGCTTGGAAATCATCTCGCCAGTACCCGAGAAAACAGTCATCTGGGATGACCTCAACGAGCAGTCAGCATCAGAGAAGCTGGATAGTGCTGTGAAGATGGCGCAGGTAAACACTGCGTTAGTCGCAACCGGGGAAGTCGCCTTCACCGGGGAAGAGATTCGCGTTGCAGCAGGATATGAAGGTCAGACGGAACCACTGGGAGAGACGGATGAAGAAGACTCCGAAACCTCCGATACTGCCGGGAAACCCTAAAGACCCGACCGGAGTCGACAGGTTAGAGCGCAGTGCTATGAAAGACTTCGCCCGGCGCATAAAGAAGATCGGTAACGCATACGCAGCAGCGTTAGAAAGAATCCCCACATCACTCGCAGTTAACGCCAAGTACGAATATCAGCTCGACCCTCTGCTACTCAATATGATCCTGAATGATGCCAGCCTGTTGGTTGACTCTGTGTTGCTTGAGGGCGACCAGAACAACCTGTGGCTGACTAAAGGATATATCGAACCGGCAGCAACCAGGGGAACGGCGCAGGCTTACGCCAATCTCAGCCAGCAGTCCGCAGTTTATGCAGCCAGCCGTGAATCATTCCAGGCGCTTCTGCTGAGTGCGCCCTATCAGCGACGACTCTCCCTGGTTTATGCCCGTGTATTTGAGGAGATGAAGGGCTTCACCGCTGAGATTAAGCGAGATATGGCCCGCGTGCTAACCGACGGGGTTGGGCGTGGCTTGAATCCTCGTGAGGTTGCCAGAAATCTTCGAGACCAGGTCGGGATTGAATCCCGGCGGGCCAACACTATCGCCCGTACAGAAATAACGACGGCTCTGCGGCGCGCGCGGTGGGATGAGGCGGAAGACGCGAGGGATGGTCTGGGCCTGCGGATTATGCTTCTGCATTATTCTGCTCTCAGCCCAACAACGCGGCAAACCCACGCCATACGGCATGCCCACCTTTACACGGTGGAAGAGGTGCGAGAGTGGTATGCGACCGGAGCGAACTCTATCAACTGCAAATGCACTCAGGTTGAGACGCTGGTAGATGAAAAGGGAAATCCTCTCAACGCCAAAGCCATCGATGTTGCCCGCAAAGAATTTCAGACCCAGTGGCAGAAGTTAGCCACCAACAAATCAAAATGTCATTGCTGCGCAAAGGCAGCCTGAGGTTAAACCATGCCAATGCAAGTCAATATCACCGCAAAGGTGAATAGCCAGTCTATTCGCCGAGAGGTGTACAACGGTCGCGATCACATCGTCATCCCCAGCTATACACTCCCGGCAAACGTCATCATGAATAACGAACTCTATCCAGAGTCAGAGATTGATGCGCATTACCAGGGGCTTGAGGGGACACTGGCACCCCTTGGTCACCCCACGGTAAACGGTCAGTTCGTTTCTGCCTTCTCCCCTGAAGGAATCAACGTTGGTTATGCCGGGGCGTGGAATCGCAACGTCAAGAAGTCCGGTAATCGCATATACGTTGAAAAATGGGTTGATGTACTAAAGGCCAATGAGAGTGAGAACGGGCGCGAACTTATCCAGCGTGTTGAGGCCATCGAGCGTGGGGAGGATGTCCCGCCAATCCATACCAGTGTTGCGGTTTTCCGCGACCAGATGCCCGCGACCGAAGAACAGAAAGCCATGGGCGCTAACCACGTTGTGAAAATCCATGCCATGGACCATGACGCAATCCTGCTTCATGAAGTGGGCGCCGCGACTCCTGAGCAGGGGGTTGGCCTGATGGTCAATGCCGACCTTGCTACGCCGATGAAGGTAAATTCTGGTGCCCTGATTGGTGAATCATATCGAGACCGCGAGCGCCGACTGGAGAAAGCCGCTCGAGAGAAATTCGCCAGCGGACCGGATGATTATGCATGGGTCGCTGACTTTACCGAATCACAGGTAATCATCATCCGCAACGGCGGTGATGCACAGGTTTACGGTTACACCTCTGATGGCGGGAAGATCACATTTGATGATGCCGGGGAAAAAGTCACAAGGCAGGAATCTTGGGTAGCAATCGCAGCCAACAAATTCAAATCACTTTTCACACCGCAGGAACAGCCTGCAGCAAACCACCAAACGGAGGGCGATATGCCTTTGACCAAAGAAGAACTCGACCAGATCGGCAATATCGTCAACAGCGCCATCGCTGCAAACAACGAAGTGTCGCTAAAGCCGATTACCGAAGCACTGACAGGTATTCAAGCCAATCAGAAAACACTGTCCGACTCCCTGACCGCTAACTCCCGCGCTGAAGAAGCTACCAAACGAGCGGCAGTAGCAGCGGTGCATGGAGAAATCGTTGCAAATGCACTATCTGGCGAAGCGCTTGAAGCAATGCACAAGAGCATCGGATCGCCAGCCCCATTGGGCGCTAACTCAGCAACCAATCAGGCCCCAACTGGTGCGCCAGACCCTAAATCTTACTTCGGAGGTGCTGCGTAATGGCACGTTATCGTCGAGTAAATATTGACGGTCAGTCACTGTACAAGACCGAAACACGCGCAACCGCAGCCGCTCTACTTCCGGGTACAGCTGCCGTCATCAACTCAAGCGATCAGTTTGCACAGGCAACAGCATTGCGTGGCCGCATCTACATTATCGATGTTGCATATCACCAGGGCTTGAAGATCACCGAGGCCGTACCGGCTGGTGATTCGGCTGTTGGTAATTACGTGGAGGAAGGTCGCGAACTGGCATTGCTCTGTGTGGCTGGCGCATACAAAAAAGACACCCCTATCAAGTTGGGTACTGCTGGTCAGTTCACCATCGCCACAGCAGATACCGATACGGTGATTGGCTACAGCCAGGACGAGGCGACCATTGCCGCCAGTTCTACCGACTTCATCCGCGTTCGTATGCGCGTTGGCACCGTTGCCGCAGCCTCTGGCGCGTAATCAGGAGAAACAGAATGTATTTTACCGCTGAAACACTGGCAACAAACAGCCGACTGCAGGGTCACTGGAGTGAGTTGTGGGCCAACCGTAATATCTGGAACCAGCACCACGACATGATGGTTAATGCGTATCGCACCAGCATGACTCCTGAAATGCTCGCAGCTAATGCTGTTGGTGGCTTCACTCGCGAATTCTGGGCCGAGCTGGACCGCCAGGTAATTCAGATGCGCGATCAGGAAACTGGCATGGAAATCATCAACGACCTGATGTCCGTTCAGACAATCCTGCCAATCGGCAAGACTGCGAAACTTTACAACGTCACTGGTGATATTGCTGATGACGTGTCGATCAGCATTGATGGTCAGGCACCGTATTCATTCGACCACACTGAATACGACAGCGATGGCGACCCGATTCCAGTATTTACCGCTGGCTATGGTGTGAACTGGCGTCATGCCGCTGGCCTGAGCACAGTCGGCATTGACCTGATGCTGGACTCGCAGGCATCAAAAATGCGTAAGTTCCACAAAAAACGCGTTGCCTACTATCTCAACGGTAATAGCGCAATCTCCGTGCAGGGTTACAAAGCACAGGGACTGAAGAATCACCGGAACACCACCAAAATCAATCTCGGTAGCGGCGCAGGTGGTGCCAACATCGATCTGACAACTGCGACCCCGGCACAGATGCTGGCCTTCTTTGGACCAACCGGAGCTTTTGGCCTGAATGCTAGAGAAAACAAGGTCACTGCTTACGACAAGCTTTGGGTGAGCGCTGATATCTGGGCGAACATGTCAAAGCCGTACCTGATTGATATCAACGGCGGCACTAATGCCATGGTAAGCGGCACCGTCTTCGATGCTATCTCCAAGTTCATCCCGGCAAAATCCATCCAGATGACTTACGCCCTAACGGGGAATGAGTTCCTGGGCTATGAACGCCGTCAGGATGTGGTTTCTCCGCTGATTGGCATGGCTGTTGGTATCGTTCCGCTTCCTCGCCTGATGCCGCAGAGCAACTACAACAACCAGATCATGTCTGCTGAAGGCATTTCGGTTAAGCGTGATGGTGAAGGCCTGGGCGGTGTTGTTTACGGCGCCGTACTGGCGTAAGGGGGGCGGGAATGTCTAAATACGAAGTAATTAAACCATGGCATGGGGTATCAAAAGGCCAGACCGTTGAGATTGGTGAGTTGCACCCGGCTTTAGCCTCGCATGTTCGCCTGATTGGCAGTGAGTCGGGCCAACTGTCACCTGCAACCCCAAGCGCCAAAAGCGAAGGCAAGCCTCGAAAAGAGGTTATTGCCGACCGCCTAACTGAGCTTGGTATTGAGTTCAAAGGTAACCTGGGTGCAGAAAAGCTCTCGGAGCTACTGCCGGATGGCGAACTTGAAAAGCTTTTTCCCGCAGAATAACAGCCGCCGATAAGGCGGTTTTTTTATGCCCTGTTTCGGCGGGGCTAAGAGGTTTTCATGGTTACCCAGGAACAGGCAAAAGAGTATCTGGAGAGCCAGGGCATCACATTGCCCGACTTCATTCTTGCCGCACTGGTAGAGCAGGCCAACAGCATCCAGGAATGTCTGGATGCTAACTACCCGGCAGCTACTGCGACACTCATTCAGATGTACCTGTTAGGACTGATGGGGCTGGGGCAGGGCGATAAATATATCAGCTCTCAGTCAGCCCCGTCTGGTGCGTCGAGGTCATTCCGATACGGTTCGTTTGCAGATCGATGGAAAGGCTCCCTCGGGCTGCTAAAAGGTCTGGATAAGTTCGGATGCGCCGCATCACTTATTCCTCCAGATCCAACTCAGAAGGCCTTTGCTGGCATCTGGATTGGCAAGGGTAGCTGCATGTGTGGAGGGGAATGATGTCGATACCAGCATCAGAGCGTTTGCCCCGAAAATTCCAGCGCGTGTGGGTGAAGACGGATAGCGGGAAGGAAACTACCGGCTATGTGAACGCTGCTGGAGAGTGGCGCATTAACTGCCCGCGTATTGCGGCTGAGAATCCCACTGTCGTTAGCTGGAGGGAATGACATGTCATCTTTAGCTAACTGGTCATACACGGCGCAGGCGACCATCTGGAAGCCTTTGGGGTTGGATGAGTATGGGGATTCTCTTGGCTGGTCTGAGCCACTGGTAATTTCCTGCGACTATCAGGGTGGCCTGAGTAAGCGGTTAGGGGCCATAGGCGGCGAGAAGGTGGTAAAGAACACCATATGGACGGAGTACGCACTGGCAGATACTGGTGACTACATCCTGATTGGTGCTTCGAGCAACCCAGACCCGATCGCAGCAGGTGCCGATGAGGTGGTGCAGGCCATTCGGTATGCCGACACATTCGAGCGAACCGCTGACGACTTCGCAATCCTGACAGGAGTCTGATATGGGCGTGAAAGTTAAAGGCATCCGCCAATCTCAGCAGAACCTCAATCGTCTGGTTGGTGATATTCAGGGCCGTAAAGCGGTGAGGGCTCTGCAAAGCGCTCTGATTATCGGCTCATCACAGGCGGCGTTATTCACCCCTATTGATACTTCCACGCTGATAAATTCGCAATATCGTGAGATGTCATTGAATGGTTCCAAGCTTACAGGGCGCGTAGGTTATAGCGCGTCTTATGCCGCATACGTACATGACCCGAATATCCCGCAAAACTTCAGGAGAGCAACCGCTCAAAAGGAATTCTTAACCAAGGGATTTGAGGACTCAAAAGACTTAATTGACAGGGTGATTAAGAAAGAAATGTCGTTGTGATTTCGGTATAATTATGATGCGTCTAGGGTAGCTCCCGAAGAAGCGGAACGTAGACCGCTCTGGCGCACCCACTATCTACGATAAGCCAACTACGAGGTTTATATGAAAGTATCCAAATCAGAAATGAATGCTGATTATCTGCATGAATGCCTGTCATATGATCCAAAATCAGGATTGTTTACGTGGAACTGCAGGCCGATTGAGCATTTTAAAGACCTACGCGCTCAAAAAATATGGAATACGAAGTATTCTGGCAAGCAAGCAGGGGCTGTAATGTCGGTTGGCTACGTGCTGATTCGCATCCATAAGCAGTGCTATTACGCTCACCGGTTAGCATGGCTATATATGTTCGGTTCGTGGCCACAAGAAGTTGACCATATCAATGGCATAACTTCTGACAACAGTATTGAAAACCTTCGCTCTGTAAGTCATTCGGAAAATGGTAAAAACGTTAAGATGCCCTCCCATAATTCAACGGGAGTCATCGGCGTTTGCATTCCGAATGATGGAGGTAGAATACAAGCCAGAATACAGGTAAACGGAAAGCAGATTAAACTGGGGCGATTCGACTCAATTGAAGAAGCAGAGCAAGCAAGGCTTCAGGCGAGCAGGAAATATGGATTCCATGAAAATCATGGAAGGTAAAGAATGAGGTCGCTTAGGCGGCCTTTTTTAATGGGGTTTTTATGAATCCTCCGATGCACCAACGTGTTAAAAACCTACTCGTCGGCGCTGGCCTCACGACGGGTTACACGGTTCAGTCACTAATGTGGAATGACACAGGAGACCTGAAGCAGCGATTTATGGTATTCCGGCCAAATGGCGGAACTGCAGTAGACCGCGATATAGGCTCCGACCATTACGTGCTCGTTGACCTAATTACCGGGAAATCATCCGGCGATTACGCAAAGTCAGAAACCGATGTGCAGGCCATCATCGATTACGTGCAGCATAACCCAATCAGCGACCATTGCGTCGGTCAAATCACCAACATGGGCGGCATACCATCACCAATCCCCACGACTGAGGGGCGAATGGTCTGGCGCCTGCAATTTGCCTGTTCTTACGGCGAAAGTTAATCAAAGAGGAATTACCCATGGCAGCAAATTGCCCAACGGACAACACAAAGTTGTTTGGCCGCGCCATTGTGCTCGAAGTAGCCGATGGTTGTGCAGATACAGTGCCGCAGGAGTCCGAGTGGAAAGCTCTGGCTGCAGGCACAAGTAAAGGCTTCGACTTCTCCCCGAACAGTGTGACGTCGGATGCTGATGACACCAAAGGCTACCAAGAAAGCATCGTAACAAATGCTGACTTCACTATCTCATTTGAGGGCGAGGTGCGCCGTAACGATAAGCTCGACCAGTATGGCGTTGGTCGACTGATTAAATATTTCAACACTGAAATTCAGGCAGCGCGCCAGCCTACTTTGTGGGTTCGCATGGAGTTCGGCCCTGTCACGTTCCAGGGATACATGCTTATCAACGCATTGAGCTCTGACGGTGGCACTAACGATATCATCACCTTCTCCACAGAGTTCAAGGTAGCGGCAGCCGATACTATCCAGGTGGTAGATACGGATGACACTGTACCCGCAACAGGTGTAACAGTAACCCCGGCCACTACCTCTCTGGCCGTCGGTGCAACGCGCCAGCTGACCGCAACCGTACTACCTGCTGATGCAACAGATAAATCCGGCACCTGGACAACCTCGGACGCGACAAAAGCAACGGTCAGCTCTACCGGGCTGGTTACTGGTGTCGCAACCGGAAACGCGACAATTACCTTCACCTCAACTGACGGTGCGTTTACTGGCTCTACAGCGGCTACCATCACCGCATAACCGCCATTTCAGGGGCTTCCACTTGGTGGCCCCGAAAATGTCTGTTACCGGATTAACCCATGACACCCTACAAAGAGATTGGCGAGTGCCTTATCACCGCTGGAGAGGATGAATATTTCTTCCGGCCATCATTCGCCGCAATGAGCCGCATTGGCGAGCCACAGGAGATCGTGCAGGCATTCTATGACCTGCATAACGATAAGGTAACACCGCTGCTTCAGCGCGCAATGGATGCATACGGCACCATCCCCGCATGGCTGCTAACTCATGTGAGCCGCAGGGAGATCGGTAAACCCGCAATTATGGCCGCAATGAGCGTGTTGGCTGCGTGTTGTGAGCGTGACCTTTCGCGGCTAATCGGTGAGATCATCCCCGGCAAGTCTGGCAAATGGACGTTCGTCTGGCGAAAAGGGGCGATGCCACTGAGTGACATGGTGCTGATCGCCCAGTCACTCATAACCCACGGCATAATCGGCAAAGCGAAAGTGCGACAGCTTCAACGGCATGAGAGCAACAAAGCTACATCTGAGTTCAACGCCTTCGAGTACATCAGCGCCGCACGTAACCACTTCGGTATAAGCCGGGATGAAGCTGAGCAGCTATCGATGACCGAGTTTCAAATGATGCTGGCAGCGAAATACCCCGATCAGAAGGGGTTCACTAGAGAAGAGTATGAAGCAACAGCAGATGACTTCTTAGCTAAACAGGCAAGGAGAAGAGCTAAGGCTGGGTAGCCCACTCAGGTGGGCATTATGTTGTTGTGTGGTGCTCACTTTATTAGAGCTGCTAGCCCGGCAGTTGTAACCGTCTGGACGACAGCCTTGAGTGACTCCGTCGTCAGCTCAGATAGCTTAGACTTTGCCTTTTCTTTCTCTGCATCGTTCATACCGGACAGGGCGATGAGATCTTCAAGCACAACTACGGCATCGCGGTGGAACTTGATGGTTTGAACGTTCAGGATTGCGCTCAGACCTCCATCATCCCGTATAAAATCAATTCCTTTATGGGTTATCTTTGTAAGCGAATCAATTGTCATAGGTATGCGACGGGCCAATTCAGAACTGACTTTAGTCTCAATCAGACCATGATCAGACAGATACAATATGTTTGCTGTGAAATTTTCTTTACCCCCAAAGCCTTCAACGAATTCAGTTAGAGAACGACTGTCAGCTGTGGCCGGGTAAATGTCACATAAGTACTGCAGCAATCTTCTTTGGATGGTTCTATCGAATTTGTCCATATGTTTTCTTTCCAGCGAGATATTTTTGACATCGATAGCCCACTCACGTGGGCTTTTTGTTTTCGAAGTAAATTATGGCATCCATTACTTTATTCAAATAGCCATTATGCTTTGACAGTTCAAGGCTTATACCTTTGGCTGTAACCAGTAACGACTCTTTAACCTCAGCAGCATGCTCATTAGTCATTTTTTCAATAACTTCAGGGGTTAATTGTGTTAGTGCTTTCTCAATATCTTCATCATCGGGTAAGTCGGCCCATTTAACAGCATTTGAATTTAAAGCATCATCAAGTATCTGCACTATCTCCGAGTTCATAGAGCGGCCATTAGCTTTGGCGCGTTCAGCTATGGCGTCGCGCATACCGTCTGGGAAGCGGAGGTTGAACTTATCCTGCATCTGGCTCGGGTACTTCGACATTACATACACCTCTAACACGTTTTATTTATTATGGTGCGTACTTGACACCATTCGCAATGGTGTTAAATTAGTACCAATGGTGGCAAGTTAATCCCAAGAGTGGAGGTTGTTATGCAAGATGTACTTTATACCGGGCGTAAAAATGAAGTTTTCAATCTGCGTTTACCGGAGCGCATGAAAGAAGAGATCCGCCGCATGGCAGAGATGGATGGAATTTCGATTAATTCAGCAATCGTGCAGCGGCTAGCGCGTTGTCTTCGTGAGGAGCGTTCGGGTGGGCAGTAAGAAATGCGAAACCCCGCAGTGCGCTAACACTAACGGGGTCTCTATCGAAAATAACCGCGTAGGAAATATCGACATGAACATTGTAGCTAAATCAGATCTGAACTTCCACGGCATTAATCTGACACCTGTCGCTGATGTGACAGGGGTTTGGCTCACCTCCGCCGATGTGGCGAAGGCGCTAGGTTACAAAAGCACCAAGTCAATTTCCAATCTCTTCGCGCAGTACGAGGACGAGTTTTCGCCGGGAATGACAATGGTCATCGAATCAGTGACCAATGGTATTAATGGGTCTTCACGTCGTATGAAGGTACGTGTTTTCTCCCTTCGCGGCGCACACCTGATCGCAATGTTCGCACGCACTCCATTAGCCAAAGAGTTCCGGCGCTGGGTGTTGGATATTCTGGATCGAGAAGTAGGTAGTTCACCAATCGCTAAGCAGTTCAGCGACGAGGAAGTGGTGAATCTCTGCTACATGCAATTGTGGATGGAGAAGGCTCAACAGGCTGGCAAAGAGGTTTACCCGGCTATGAAGCAGTTGCGCTCAGAGTTCTCAAGCTTCTTCTACGACCTGGCGCATGAGACGCGCTTCTTCACGCAGGGGACCAAAGAGGCTCTTTTGCGAGAGGCTGCAAACTTGGACAAGGCTGGAAGGTCGGTAGCGAACGCTGAGGGAATGTTCAGAAAATTACGCAGTACAAGGGAGGTTCACTGATTGGCGTATGGGATGGCGCAAAAAGAAAAACCGCCAATGTGGAGTTGGCGGCTTACATCGATAACTCAAAGGGTCAAACAATGCTTAAACCTAAGTTAGCAAATAATTCTCTGCCTGTCATCTGTGACGTGGAAATCACCACTGATGCAGAAGGTCGCTTCAACCTGAACTCCCTGCACAAGGCGAGTGGAGGTCGAGATGCAAAGCGGCCAAAGGCCTGGCTTGCCACCAAGCAGGCTCAGGAGCTTGTTAATGAGCTAAGGCAGAATCCTGCCTTTGGTGGAAATGTAATCAAAGTTACTAGGGGCGGCACAACGGCAGGCACCTTTGCTCACGAGCTGCTCGCAATTGAGTATGCTGGGTGGATTTCCCCATCTTTCCGCCTGCAAGTTAATCAGACGTTTCTGGACTACAAAACAGGAAAACTGCAGTCAGCCTTTGATCCGGCTCGAGCATTGAATGATGCGGTATTTCTCCGCACTGCGCTTTTGGAATACACGGAGAAGGTTGAGCATCTTCGGTTGGAGAATAAGGACCTTTCATCCAAGGTTGAGCACATGGAGAATCTCTTTAAAGAAGGGATGACACCAACGCAGTTCTGCAAGATGCTCAACGGCGTGAATGTGATGATGGTTTGCCGTTTCCTTGAATCGCGCAAATGGTTATACAACGAAAGCAGAAGCAGCACGCGCTGGCGAACTGGTAATTATGCACGCGATAAATACCTGACCGAGCATCAAAGTAAAATCAGTGTTCACGGTGGAGACGACTTCATTAAATTCACTCCAGTTTTGCTTCATAAAGGCGCGGTACGGATTTATCAGTTCTATCTGAAGGGTGAGCTGCCGATGAAAAACAGCTGGAACGGTGTGCACACACATGACAAAGAATTGAGGGGTTAAGAAAATGGCACTTTGTGTAATGGCAGAAACCTTGCTTGCGAAAAGTCGTCACCGCATTGAAGGCGATAGCGTAACAGTGCACTTTTCAGTCCTGCTCTGCGAGAACGCAGAGGGCGATGACGAGTTTGTCTATTGGGTGCTTCTGCTGGACAGTGTTGGTGAGGTTGTGATGAAGGAGATCGCGAACGATTTTATCTCGGCTCATGATATCTATACGCGACTGAAGATCACCCTCGGGCCGGAGCACTCGTAACCGAGCCCCATCATAAACATAGCCCGACACCAAACCCGCACATGCGGGTTTTCTTGCTTCCCATTGCATCAGATCCGCTTTAGGATTATCGCCATACTTATGAATGGGGATAGGGATATGAAGAAGATTGTGTTTGTAATATTTGGGATTTTATCTTTTTCAAGTGCTGCAAGCGACATCACCTCAGCTCAGCAAGAAATCAGAAACCAGATGAAAGACCCTGAAAGTGCAAATTTTAAAGGGGTTAAGCAAATAACTAACCTACAGGGTGAGGTGGCTGTTTGTGGCGAGGTTAACTCAAAAAACTCATATGGCGGCTATGTAGGATATAAACTATTTGCCTATAAGAGCGGAAAGGCAGTTATAGATGGTTCATTTAACATGCCTGGCGACTATGAGTTTTTCGCTTTATCTGGTTGTGCTGGAAGCAATGTGGAGAGAGTGGCGCTTGCGACGAAGCAAGCTAAGGCAGGGTGCCAGATAACATGGGAGCAAATCACAGATGTTGTCCTGTTTAATAAAACCCCTGAAAATGCTGCAGATAACGCTATCACCAAGTTAAAGCTTAAAAACCCGAACCTTGAAAAGCCAGTCACCGAAAACATGAAGGTTCAGTTCATAAGCTCCATCAATTCAATGATTGCTGATAAGGCGCTTGTGAATAGTGTTAAAAATGACCCCAGCACTACACAAAAGGTGTTCATGGAACAGTGCATAAAGAACACCTCAAAATCTCTTTCAGGGATGTGAAACAAGTAACACTAATAACCTCGCTCCGGCGGGGTTTTTTTATGCCCGGAGATAGATGAATGGCGAGCGAACAACAGGTTGGCAACATTGTTTATGAAGTAGAAATGAACGTCGCCAAGCTCATTGAGTCACAGCAAAAAGTTAACGATCGACTCGACTCAATGGAGGGCAAATTTGAGAAAACGGGCAAGGCAGTAAGCGGTACAGAGAAATCATTTTCATCGCTTACCAGGGTTGCCTCTGCACTTACAGCGGCCCTATCTGTACAGCAAGTGGCGCAATATGCCGACGCTTGGACGACTCTCAACAACAAGCTCGCCAATTCCATTAGAACCGGAGAAAGCCTCACCCAAGTCACACAGCGCGTGTTTGACATCACTCAGTCAACCCGTTCAAGCCTCGATGCCACAGCGTCGCTCTACGCTCGCTTGGAGCGAGCTACCCGCGAGTACGGAACAAGCGCAGAAAACGTGGCGAAGCTCACCACGATAATCAACCAGGGGTTCGTTGTGTCTGGTGCCACGGCGCAGGAAGCCGAGAACGCCATCATTCAGCTGTCGCAGGGGCTGGCATCCGGCGCGCTGCGCGGCGAAGAATTCAACTCTGTGAACGAGCAGGGCAACAGGCTGATCGTAGCCCTGGCTGATTCCATGGGCGTTTCTATCGGGCAGATGCGCGCGATGGCCGCTCAGGGCAAGCTGACAACTGATGTCGTGGTCAATGGTCTGCTGGGCCAGGGTGATGTGATCGGCAAAGAGTTTGCAAACACCACTCAGACCATCGGCCAGGCGTTTCAGGTTGCCGGAAACAACATCACTCAGTTCGTCGGCAGCTCGGCGACCGTTAAAGCTGGTGTGGCAATATTCAATGACGCGGTGATCACGCTGAGCCTCCC